AGTGTTTAGAGCACGATTTACAAATGGTGGAAGTTTTGATCCAAACACAAAAAGAATACTAATCCAGTCAGGTGGAACCACAGTGGCAAAGATACTTGAAGACTTGGGACAAACACTGATGAGTGTATATACCATACCCGCAGGCTTCACAGGTTATTTGATGCGTCTTGATGTTACAGCACAGGGCACAGCAACAGGCAGTTTCAAACTGTTTGCTCGTCCAGGCGGTGAAGGTAGTTTTCAACTCAAACACGTTGCTGAAGTTAATGGTGTGGGCGGACCATATCAGTTGGAATATCCTATTCCACAATCGTTCTCAGAGAAGACAGACATTGATGCAAGGATGCACACACAGTCAAACAACGGACGTTATACTTGTACGTTTGATATCCTACTAGTAGATAATACAGCAGGCGTTCCATAAAACGATTAACCCCTAGCTAAATTAATAACTAGGGGCTGCTTAATGTTATTACTTGTCTAAAGGCTATGCCTTGAATGTACTTTTATGTTTTACTAATCATATTTATTTCTTATTACCACTTACAAACTCATAAAACTTTTGGGCAGTGTCAAGAACAGCGTCGGCTCCCGGCACAGTAGGCATCTCTACTTTTGTTACGATTTCATCATGTTCTTTTTTAACAGATGTTTCAAACTGTCCCCACTTAGCATAATAATCCTGCCAAGCATTGTTCTGTGCAAATTCCAAGACCTTTGTACGGATTTCATATCCGTTTTTGTTTGGCTTTACAGTTGGCATCGAGCTTTTCATCATGTCGGCAAATTGCTCAAAGTTTTTTTGAAAGTCGTTCATATTCATTCTCCTGTGTGTATGTGTGATCGGCTATATCACATCTATTAATATAGCACTCTATTTATTAAATGTCAACCAACTATTTTAGGATATTGGCCATCCTTGCACCGTATGTGACCATAAAGTCATATCCACTACGTTTATATACTCTGTATTGTTCTTGTATAGATGCAACTTGATCCTTGATAGGTAACCATTCGCCCGATACTTGATAACCTCCAATAGGCAGATATGATGTTCGTCTAAAATGGTGTAGCATGTCAACACTTGTTATGCCAGGTTTAAGTAGTAAACTGTTGCAATCGCTTTTGATATATTTGTTAGCCATACTAATAAATCCGTCATCATCCTCTACTTCTACTTGATAGGATCTAATTGAACTGGGTGTACTATTAGCCGTATCTCTAAAGCCTTCATACATCACACTGCGCCATTTAACGTAGCTCATTATTTCTAGTTCTGGAAATTCTATACGAGCATTGATTGCAGTGTTAGGACCCATATCTGAATGTGCCATCTTGTGTCCGTTTGCTTCTATTACTCTTACAAGCGATTGTAATGTTTCTTCACTGAGTTCTCTGTCCTTTAGTATACAGCAATGTCCATCAGGCAAGGTGCTACACATGCAAGTATCAACGTAAAATTCTGTATCAGGAAACTCGTCTTTTAGAGTATGCATTACAAAGTTATGCCAAAGCCAATCAGGCTTCCAAGTCTTTTGATTAGGTACTAAGAATAAGAGAAAGCTCGACACCTTATGTTCAGTATCGAGCTTTATTCTTTCTACTGCATCGGATAGTGAGTAACTTTTATTAGCACTACCTAAGCCAGTATTTTTTGTTTCAGTTTGATTTATAAAGATAGGTTGTATTAGTTTCATAGCACACTCCTTTGAGTATTTATAAAACTATACTTTAATATTTAAACTTGCAATCAAACTGTAACTTACCTTAGTGTCTCCATCCGTCTCTTGGTGGTGCTTCACCTCGAGCGATATGTCTTATATCGCCACGGCAAATGCCCATGTCAGACAAATCTTTGTCTGTCAGTCTCGAAAGTTCTCTGTAAACCGAATAATCCATTTTCGGCGTAAGTATATCTCTTATATTTTTATATAAACCTTTTACAAAGTGCCATATTGGTGTTGTTTCTGGATTAACTTTGACTTGTGCGTTCATAAGCCTTTTCCTAACATTAGTCTTTTAGCTTCTTCATGGTAACCTTGACGTGTTAGTTCAGCGGCAGCTCTTGCTCTGCCGACTGTCTCTGTGTATCTTAAAAATCCTTTTACGAATCTTTTTAAAAATGGTATATGTGTGTTTGGTGTATGTATTGCTGCTGCGGTCACTAGACCCATCCTTTCAAATTGTTATTGGCCTTTACTTGAAATGGTGCTTCGCCTCTTTGCAGTTTGCGTTGCCTTCTTTCAACATCTGCAAGATCATTTGCTTCACTAAGATATTTGTATTCTTGTGAATGAGATATGGAGGGCTTACTCCACATCCAAGATGTAATTGCATCTACTAAGAAGTTCATCTGTAAACTCCTCTGATAAAAGGTGCTGTACCTGTTCTGCGCAGTTCGTCATAGGCATACTGCCAATCTGATCCGTATTCTGTTTTAGCGTATAATCGATAGTCGTTGTCGAGTTTGGCTTTTGATCCAAACAACGACGATAAAAATTTTAACATTTCTGTCTCCTTTGTTATGGATGCTTGAGGAATAGCAATACCGCGGTTCTTTGCCGCCTTCAATCGCTTGTAACCCGCTGATGCCGCGGACTTGTCTTTCCAAGTGTATAAAATAAATGCTGCATTGCAACATATCTATTTATATACAATATAGCGCATTAAGGTGCCAAAATCAACGGTTTTTGCATGTTAATACTGCAAAGACGTTATGCGGTTAGTGCATGAGTCCAAAAAAGGTTGACATTTTTGTGCAATGAGTATAAAATATAAGCACGAAAAGGAGAATATCATGGATATTATTAAAACAGTAAAAGGGTGGGCAGCCGCTCTTGCAGAAGTAGGCGTAAGTATCGCTGCTCTTATGATTGTTGCAGAAGTATTAGGCTTAGGCAGCATTCCGTTCTTTCCAGAAACAAGCGTAATTGGAAATGTCAGTGGCATGCTTGGTACACTAGGTGCAGAAGGCCTAATGGGCTTGATTGCTATCTGGGTATTGTATGTAATCTGGAATAGAGGTACTGACTCAAAAGGAAAGTAGTGTCTTAGATATACACAGACCTTAAAGGCGTATAATTTAATTATTATACGTCTTTTTTCTTGACCATTTATAAGTAACCGTGTAATGTAATTACATCGTGAGAGACGGGGTAAAGCCGTCAAGCGTAAAGGAGAAAATAATGGAACTACTTACAGTATGGAGCCTCATCGGCTTCTTATTAGCTGCCTATGCAGTTATAGCAAACGATTCAGTACAGACTCTCGGTACATGGATGGCATCAAACAATGAGAGATTCAATTACAAAACATTATGGATTGCGGCATCTGCTGTCCTATTGGCTACATTATGGTATGGCTGGAGTGTAAATGGTGGAGACATCAGTTACGGTAGACTTAATAAGATTCCATGGCAAGAGGTACAATGGTATCACGCAGCCGCACCTGCTATTCTTGTAGCACTTACAAGGATGGGTGTGCCAGTTAGCACAAGTTTCTTAGTGCTGTCAGTGTTCGCAAGTACCTTTGTGCTTGAGAAGATGCTGATGAAATCAATCATGGGCTACGGTGTTGCAGCAGGCTTTGCATATGTAGTATGGTTTGCGATACACAAATACTTTGGCAGGTGGTATGATGAAACTGCTCCTGTTACTGAAAGTAATAAGAAGTTCTGGCGCATCGCACAGTGGGTAGCCACAGGCGGCTTGTGGTGGACTTGGTTGTCACATGATATGGCAAACATAGCAGTGTTCCTTCCACGTGAAGTTCCGCTGGACCTAATGTTCCTAGTCAGCGCAGTGTTTGTAGGCGGCCTGTTCTTTATGTTTAAAGAACGTGGCGGCAAGATCCAACAGATTGTATTGGAGAAACACAACACAAGATATGTGCGTAGTGCAACATTGATTGACTTGTTCTATTGGTTATGCTTGTACTTCTTCAAAGAGTTGAACGATATTCCTATGAGTACAACTTGGGTGTTCGTAGGCTTGTTAGCAGGACGTGAGTTGGCTATGGCAACATACTTTGGTAAGAAGAAAACCAAATCAGTGTTTCCACTAGTGGCAAAAGACTTTGGTAAGATGATGGTAGGACTAGGCGCAAGTGTCGCATTAGTTTTGATGATACATTATATTATTGTACCAAACGGATTGTAATACAACTTTAACCAACAACGTAGAATTAAGTGCGTATTTTATATAAATAAAGCATGAACAGAAAATTTATGATATGGTGGTTAATTTTTGTTATCCAATGTGCGCTATTAGGTGTGGCTTACTATTACGAGGCGCACCTTTTCTTTTGGGATAACGATATAACCTATATCAGTTCTGGTATTTTAGCACTCTTTTTTCTTACCAGCCTTGGAACTGGTTACAACACCTATTGGGGTAAAGAGTCTACTGATGCTTATTGGTTCATTGCAGACAGCAAAATGAGCCTAGGTATGATCGGAACTGTCACGGGATTTATCTTTATGCTAGTAGCGACATTTAATAACTTAGATCCATCGAACATCGAATCCATGAAGGATGCGATAAGCAACATGGCAACTGGTATGAGCACCGCACTATTAACGACTCTAGCAGGACTGCTAGGTAGTTTGGCAATTAAACTACAATTGGTGAACCAGGATGCGTGATGCGAAGCAAACGATATACGAGTAATACAGCATTTTTAGATCTGCTGTTTAATGTACTGCTAGGATTTGTAGTACTATTTGTAATTGCCTTGTTAATGATCAATCCAATTACCAAGAAAAACGATATACCTACGAAAGCAGAATTTATGATCATAGTCGAATGGCCGTGGGACATAAATGTTGATGTCGATACATGGGTACGAGGTCCAGACGATAGAGATGCGGTTGGGTTTCGAAGAAGAGAAAATCACTTACTACATTTAGATAGAGATGATTTAGGTAATCCTAATGATAGTAGAATTGTTAATGGTGAGGTTGTACTAAACAAAAGTAATAGAGAGGTTGTTACTGTAAGAGGTATTGTACCTGGTGACTACTTTATTAATTTACATCTATACAACAACTATTCATCATCAGATAGTCCTGTAACTGTTACTGTGACTTTAGCAGATGTAAATCCTTACATTGAACATTATGTTCTTACTGTTGAAATGGGTACAAAAGGACAAATTGAAATGATGCCAGCATTTACAGTCAATGAAAAAGGTGAAATAACAAATATATTCACTAGTGATGTACTAACAGTACCAGTTGGTAGTAATGCACAACTAGAGAATTCACCTGGCCCGCCCGGAAACACAAATTTAATAGAAGGAGAGCAGCCATGACTGAGATCGGAGTAGCACTCTGCGTAATAACAATTATATTTTGTTTATATGCAATTATTATATCACGTAAACACAAACTATTGACATTTTTTCTAGTGCCGTTATTTGTGTTTACTAGCTTCTACATGTATTACATTACTAATCTGTACAAAGGTATGCCGTTGTACGATATACCTACAGGCGAAGATGTAACACTGATTTCTCTTAAAGTAGGTAAGCCTTGGATCTACTTAGTAATTAAACTTGATGGTGAGGAGATGGCAAAACTATATGCTGCTCCTTATACAGAAGAAAACAAAGAACAGATGCAACACGTAGGCAACACACTTAAACGTGCAGGTGGTACTAATCTACGTGGACAGTTTATTCAAAATTCTAGAGCAGAGTATCAGTGGAAAATGCAAACTGCTGATACTGGACCTAAAGTAATTAAGAAACCAGTAACGCATCAAGGATTCTAAAAAAAAGTTGACAACTCTTGTTAATGGTGCTATACTATATAGACATTAACAAGAGGTGCAACGATGATTACAGTGAGCGGCGGTAGCAAAGGTCAACGTAATTATACTTTTGATCTAGCGACATTTGTTTGTCGCAAGTATAATGTATTTCCAGATATTGATGTAGCAATAAGCAGAACCAATCGCGACTCGCTGGGCGGTATAATTCAAGCTGACGACAACGAGTATGAAATAGATATTCAGCGTGATTTACCTTTGCGTGATTTTTGCATTACACTTGCACATGAATTGATTCACATGAAACAATATGAACATGGTACACTTACTCAAACTAATGAGAAAGATATTCCTTATTGGGATAAACCTAGTGAAATCGAAGCGCATCAACAAGAAACAGTTTTGTTTGAAGAATGGATAAATGTTAATAACTTGAATAAACTCAAGTGGACACAATCAAACGTAATTTAAATTAAGCAGAAAATACACTAAATATTAACATGAAGAAAAAGACTAGAAGCATACTTGAAGAACTGAATAATGTACATGGTCGCCGCAATGGCGATCATTCTATAGATTCGGCGGCCAATAATATTATAGAGAGTTCTATAAATTTATTGTCTAAAATACATGATACATATGATGCTGATACAGCATTAGATTTAGAGCGTAGATTTCTTAATAGTATACGCTCAGGTGATCCAAAGAAGTTTCGCCGTTACATGCAAAAAGTAATTGAGTCTCGAGGACGCAAATGGAAATAATTAAAGAAGGTGGCAACGTATTTAAGACTGAACCCGAAAAGGAACTTATTGCATCACGAATTGCTACAGCAGATGTACAGCCTACTATTGATTGGCTTAATAAAACCTTTGGCTTTAAGTTTACTCCAAAAGAATTCTTAGGAACAACCGGTACAAAAACACATCCAGATGGAACATTTGAAAAGAATTCATCAGGTGACTTAGATCTTAATACTGATACTAGAGAGTTACCTAAAGAAGAAATAATTGCAAAACTTAGTGCGTGGTGTCAAAAGCAAGGTATCCCTGATTTAGAGATTATGAACAAGGGCAGAACATTCGAAGCAGGTTGGATTAAAGATGCCGGGTTACAGATACACTTTCGCACACCTATAAAAGGTAATCCTGAAAACGGTTTTGTACAAACAGACTTTATGCTTACAGACAATCCTGATCTACAGCGTGGCGCCAAGCGTGGCGGCACTGAAAATTACACAGGTGCTGACAGAGCTGTACTACTTTCTAGTCTTGCAAGAGGTAGAGGATACAAATTTAGTCCAAACAAAGGTATAGTTGATCCGAACAATGGAGATGCTGTTGTTGCTGATAACTGGGACGAAATTGCAGAGATACTATTAGGTAAGGGTGCTAAGGAAGCCGATACACATACAGTAGAAAGTATGTTAGCAAAATTAAAAGGTGATTCTAACTACGATGCACTAGTTGGTCCTTTCAAAGATACAATGGCAAAATCAGGTAAAGAAATACCTGAATCGTTAGCATCTAAACAACTATCACGTATTGTAAATCTTACAAGTGTGCTTGTTCGTTAATAAATACAACATCAAATAAGGAAGTAAAATGAAAATCAATGAGATTACCGAAAGAGATGTAGACAGTAACTTTGAACTTTCACAACTTGCAAGGAAAGCAAGTCGTCACGCTCATAAGTTAAAGTCTGTAATAGACAGAGTTGATTCAGGACAAATCAAAATGGACGATGGTACTTATGTTCAGTTATCTCGCTTAGCTCAATTGTTAAACAATATGGGTCCTGGTGTAAATGAATTTAAATCAATTAATGATGTATATGACGAAATGGTTCACAACACTCGTATTAGAAATAAAGGAACTGATGACGACGGTGTTGCTTTTAATAAAAAGTCAAAAGACCATGAACCGCCAATGGACAAAAATCGTTTTAATATGCTTATGAAATTAGGCAAGTAAATTGGAAAAATACACGGCAATAGAATGGGCTGCAATGGAAGGCGGGCACGATGTCACTCTTACCGAACCAAAGTTTTCTTTCATTAAAGATTTAAACGAAGCTCGTTTTACACGTAACGAACGTAATGTAAGAAACTTATCTTATACAGATTGCCGTGAGCGTATCTATTTAATTGTGCTTGCAATAGAATTGATGCGTACTACAAAAGAATTCCTTCCTTGGGTTAGAGCATATTCAAAACAAACAAGTGGTTTTGAAGACTATAGATTATACAGAGGTAATGGTACAGATTTGTATAACTATCTACATTTAATTTTAAGTGCAAACGGACATACAAAACTAAAAGATCCTAAATCAGCATTGAAGATGAAAGATGAAACAAAACTTCCTTTACGAGATTTTAACCGTTACATAATTGATCTAGCAAAGACAGCACCGAGGAAGGTAGACAACCTTTTATTTAGAATTGAGCAAGGATTAAAGATTACTAATCCTGAATATAAGAGTGTTAGACGTAGTTTAGCCAGTTGGGATACATTACAACTTAAAGATAGAAATCTAGTAGCAACTAAATTATTGTTTGCAGTAAGAGCAAAACTACGCAGTTCGGACATTATTGACGACTTTGAACGTTGGGTTGTAATTACTAAGAGTGAAACTTACTATGCAGTTGATACTGAACCACAGATAAGTCAGCCTGATGTTGTTACAACTCCAGATGCATTAGCACTTTATAGATACTTAGTTGGTGCCAATAATCTTGCAATGACTAAACAGTTTATCGAACATGTTAAAGATGGTAGAAGCATTAGTGCTCCTATGGTAAAAGCATATGCGCCTATTATACAAATGGTAGATGACATCGTACAAGGCGGTCCGGGCTTTATAAATCAACTACAAGTGCTTCGTTCGAGAGCGCAAAAACGCAATAAGTAGTTAATTTTTCTTTAAAAGTGATAAATATTATCATAACAAGTTCAAGAGTATGAACTTGCCATTAGAGAAATTAGGAGAAGAAAATGGCAGAATTCACAAGAGTAAACGGCACAGGCCATGCACTAGGTACACTATACGGCTCAATGCAGCTTAAAGCATTCAAAATGGTTCCAACAACTGCACTAACAGCAGGCATCGGCGGAACAGCTGAAGCACTAGCACAAGAGTTTGGTACAACTGGCGCATTCATCGAAATCGGTGCAAGCGGCACAACTGCAATCATCATCGGTGACGGACACGCATTAGACGTAGCAACAGTAGACGCTCGCGTAACACACGTACTAGGTGAAGCAGTAACAACTACAGAAATCACAAGTTTCTACAGTATTGCTAACTCATAATATTATAACCTAATAGGTATAACAGAAAGCGTCACTTTTTTAGTGGCGCTTTTTTAGTGACTATAAGTACAGTATGAAACTCCTAATGAAAACACTTGTAGACATTACTGAATCTAAAGCTAGATTTAATAAGTCTGATCCAGCCTGGCACCAACAACAAAATTTTATGACAGTAGTCGGAACTATAGGGTTAAGAGTGAACATTACACCTTTATCTAGTCCACAAGGTACAGTACAACAACTAACTAAAGGACACGGCTTTGGCACAAGTTATAAAGGTGAACAAAAAGTTTGGGAGTTTATGTTTGAAACTGACTTTGAGTCTGCAATAGATATTCCGATGTTAGTTAATGACTTTGATATGATACCTGTTATATCAAACCTAGACGAAACAGTTAAATTAAAAGAATCTATGTTTGAAACTACAAGCAAGAGTCGTACAAACACGGTATTTGTAACAGTAGCAGATAACCTTAGCGAGTAATTGGTTAAATACTTTTAACAATTTATTATAGAGGGAGTGTGTGATGTCCGATCCAGCGTCAACCACGAAACTAGAGAAAGAGAGCCTCGAGGCTCACGTTGATCTATGTGCAATTAGATATTCTAATCTGTCAAGCAGACTGTCAGATGTAGAAACAAAAATTAATGAAATCCATAATGATATTAAGGATGGCAATCAAAGTTTAGTCAAAGTACTAATCGGTGCGTCAGGAACTATCATTGCAGGGTTACTTTCAACTATCGTAGTTATATTAATGCAAGGCTAAATCCGCTAAATAACTATATGTTATTAAGAGATCTATTTACTATAGAATTAGAAGAAACACAGGTATGGGCTCGCTCCGGCAAAAAGGTTGTGCGCAAATATCGTTGTTCTGGCGGCAAACGCAAGGGTCGTGTAGTAAGTAAGATTGCTCAATGTTTTGCGCCGCCTGATATGAAAAAGCGTATGACACTTAAAAAGACAAAAGCACGTTTAGGTAAAAGAATATCTCGTAAATCTAAAAGAACTAAAAGAACAAATGTTGCAAGTCGTAGAGTGCAATCAATGAATAAGAAAAGATAATGTTTTTAAGAGAGTTGATAGAAGGAGCAGTTCCTACTTTTGCCAAGAGTGGAAATAAGACTACACGTAAATATCGTTGCACTACGGGCAGTCGTAAAGGACGTGTGGTTGCTAAAGCATCAACATGCTCTGCACCTACTAACGTAAAAGCAGCAACTACATTAAAGCGAACAAAGGCTAAGAAGTCTGCGTCAATGTCAGTAAAGACTAGACGTACAAAGTCTGCAAACCCTGCAAGTATTAGGACACGTCAAGCAAATAAATCTAGACACAAAAAGAGCAAAAGGAGATCAAGGATATGAAAATAAGAGAAATACTTGAACAGCAGCCGGCAAAGATTACTAAGGTACAACCTGGACGCAGTGCAGAAGTTGATCATGGCGACGGTCGTAAAACTACTATTGATCTTAAAAAGAATCCTAGTGCTTTATCTAAAGACGACGAGGGCAATGTAACATTAAACAAACCTTCAAAGCCTGGAGAGAAGAAGAAAGATCCTGCAAAACTAATAAGACCAGGAGACATTGTTAAAACAACCTCTTAGGATAAGTATGTCTATGAACACTTATAAATTAATAGAAGATTTAGAAGAAATAATAGCAATTGGCCTTGAGGATTCAGCAGTGCCTGTAGTCAAAGGAAACAGTATACGTCTTAAGAATTATATCATTAGAAACTCAAAAGGTATGTATAGAATTTTTGACTGTAAAACAAACTCAGCTGTTGCATTTACACATTATAAGAAGTCCGCTCTTGCTATTGCAAAAACTCTTGTTGAAGGCAAGCCGGCAATAGACGATATAGTAAAATTAGATAAAAAGTTTCTTAAACATTATAATGACGTAATTACATATAAAGAAACAATTAAAAACACAAAAGATAAAATACGTAAAGAATCACGCAAAGCAAGACTGAGTCAGAGCCTGGATAAAGCAAAATATTACTCTGATCAAATAGAAGATTTCATTTATCAATGATAAATACATGTAACGATCTAATAGGAATTAGCAATGAACATTAACGAATTTACTAGACCATTAACTTCAGAAAAGTTAAACGAGTCACTAGCAAAAACATTTGGTAAAAAAATTAACCTTGAGAAATTTACATTTGAGCAACTTGAAGATGCTCGTAATAAACTACGCACAAAGTTAAGTCAAGTTGAAACTAATGAAAGTTTTGATAAAGTACAAACATCAGAGTATGCAAAGAACAAAATGTTTCTTGATGTATTAAATGCTGAAATTAAAGAAAGACATGAATCTGGTTCAGCAATTACTGAAGGTGCAGAAGACTCAGCAGAGATTGTTATGGCTGGTAAAGACATGGTAGACAAAGTTACAGGTTGGATGGAAGACACAGCTGAAATGCAAACTGAGTCAATGTTAGATCTTGCAGATGCTATCCGTGATGAAATGGGTAGTGAGCAAAGTGAATCATTTGTTAATACAGTTAAACCTGCATTGGAAGCAATGTATGCAGCAATGGAAAGCACCCGCGGAGCACTAACAAGTGGCGTAGGCATCCTAACTGGCGAAGGCGGCGGTATGGACGCAGACATGATGGGCGGTGATGACATGGACGCCATGGAACCAACAACTGACATGGACATGGACACTGACTTAGGTGATCTTGAAGGCGATGACTTTGATGCAGACGCATCAGCAGCAGGCGGCGACTTAGATATGGGTCGTGAAAAGCGTGAGTCAGTAGAGCGCTCAAAAAAAAAGTAAACGAAGCTATTGATACTAACGAGCTGTTCCAAATACTGGATCACTTAAAAAGTCGTAAGAAATATAACTTATCAATGGATAAATTAGACTCGCTGATGCGCAAAATGGGGCACGGCGAGTTTACTTTTGATGTGTTTAAGGCTGCATACGATGCAGACCCTAGACTTAAAGAATTAGTTAAAAACTTTGACAAAGACAAGATACAACTAAAGTCAAGCGAAGTTGACGATCTATCACCAACAGATGGCGGCGATAGCGACGATACAGTAGCAAGTATGGCTAAACGTGCTAACGATTTAATTTGACAATATAATATATTATGTTATAATAACATATGACATTAATAAAACCTAAGTACGAATATGCAAAACTAAAACGTGTAGAAGTAGATGGCAAGCGCCGTTACGCAGCACCCGGTGGCGCTCCTGTAGCAAGTGTTACAACTATCCTTAGCAGCACAAAAGATATGACACATCTTATTGAATGGCGCCGTAGAGTAGGTGAAAAGAAAGCACAAGAAATTACAACTGAAGCAGCAGGCGTAGGTACACGTATGCACAAGTATCTTGAGGATTATGTAGACAATGGTGTATGGACAGAGTCAGCAGGTAGCAACCCTTACGCACAACAAGCCTATAAGATGGCTTGTATTATCCGCGACGAAGCAATGGTACATGTAGATGAAATATGGGGAAGCGAAGTTCCGCTCTACGTTCCTGGTATCTATGCTGGTACAACTGATCTAGTAGGACAATATAAAGGCAATCCGTCAATCCTTGATTTTAAGCAAACCAATAAGCCTAAGAAGCCTGAGTGGGTTGAAGACTACTATCTACAACTTACTGCCTATGCTATTGCACATAACGAGGTACATGGCACAGACATACGTGAAGGACATATCTTTATGTGCAGTCGAGGCTTAGAGTATCAACAGTTTGACCTATGGCCAGATGAGTTTGCTGAATGGGAACAAGAATGGTGGAATAGGTGCCGTCAGTATTATGAGAAACACGGATAAATACTACTACAAATTAGGAGTAGTATATGGCTGTTGTTTCCATTTCGAGGATTCAAATACGCAGAGGGCGTAAGAACGAAGGATCCGGATTACCACAATTAGCAGGCGGTGAACTTGCCTGGGCAGTAGACACACAAGAGATGTTTATAGGTAACGGTAGTGTTGCCGAAGGAGCACCGTTTGTTGGAAATACTAAACTTCTTACTGAAAAAGATAACATTCTTGCTTTTGCAAAGTCATATGAATATAAGAGTACAAATGACAGTATTCAAACAGGACCCGGCCTTACACCAATACAGCGTAGTCTACAGGATAGACTAGATGATATTGTTAGCATTACATCATTTAATGCATTAGGCGACGGCAGTGATCAGACAGATCAAATACAACGTGCAATTACACAATTGTATATGAACCCAAACGATCCTTTAAATAACAGCAACAGAGTTATCTTACAGATGCTACCTGGAAATTATGTTGTCAGTAGAACTATTGTATTGCCTTCATTTGTAAACATAGTTGGATCAGGTATTGATAATACAGTGTTAACTAAAACTACACCAGGACCTGTGTTTAGAACTGTAAGTGATGTTGATATCCCGTTAATTAACCAATTAAATGCAACTGATCTTGCTGCGTATGTTAATAGTTCAGCAGTTACTGAAACAAATCAATCTCGTAACATACACATAAGTGATATGACTATTGATGTTGCAGGTAGTGCAGGAGGGTTCTTACTAAACAGTGTAAGAGATAGTGAATTTAGAAATATAAAAATTAGAGGTACATGGACTAACGGTTCAACACTCGACAACACAAACTATGGTATTAAAATGACAATGGTTACCACAGCCGGCGTTGGAAAAAATAATACATTTCAAAATATCAAGTTTGAAGGACTGAGTGTTGGAGTGTATAGTGATAACGACATCGAAGATAATAGATTGTCAGAGTGCTCATTTGAAACACACTATAATGGAATTGCATTTGGTACTAACCAACTTTTAGGTGCAACTGCTGCAACAACAGGACCACGCTCTACAAAAGTAAACAACTGTAGATTTAAAAATATAGACAGACAGGCTATCTATATTAAGTACGGTGAGTACAATATTTCTCAAAGTAATAGTTTTATAGATGTAGGATATCAATGGACAGCAGGTGTAATACAAAAAAATAATCCTCAATGGCCAGTAATCGAATTTGGTACAGAAGCCTTTGCTAACGGTAGTGATAATGATTATTTTAACAGAACTCCACAACTTTCAGCAGATCAAAATTATCTATCTAATATTGCATATATTCCAGAAATAAAAGGACCAGGTTTTGATACTGTAAGATATCTACAAGAACTAAATCTTACACAATCAACATCACCATCGGTAATGTTTAAAATACCTGCAGATGAAACAAAATGTATAGAAATTGAATACACCTATAAGAGCTTTACAGTTAATGCATTTAGAAAAGGTGTTATTACAGTAGTAAGTAATCCTAGCAACAACATAAGATCAGTAAGTGATGAGTATGATTATGTAGGTGACAGCCTTTACGAAGAAAATCTTGTGTTTGGATCAGAATCTTTTGATGAAAATCTAGACGGAGTGGTTGACAGTTTGGGTATATCTGTGTTAAACTTAACTATAAACGATCAATCAGAGTTTCATTATAGATTAAAAACAGCAAGGTAAAATGTTTAACAACTCATACGATGAACGCCTATTTCTTTGGCGAGACTTCCGTACCTATTTAGAAACAGCAGAAAATCCTCTTGAGGATACAGTAAAGTTCTATAGTCAGGCTCCAATTGTTAATCTTACAACTGATCCGTATGATCCAGATAATTGGCCAACGCCTTGGGAAATATTAAAAGAAAATATTTATTGTGAGTATGTGAAAATACTTGCAATATGCTACACCTTACAGTTATGTGATCGGTTTATAGGGGTTAAATTTGAGATAAACATAGTACACGACAACAAACAGTCTAGAACATATTTTTTACTTTTTGTTGACAATCAATGTATAGGATACAACTATGATGAAGTAATACCGGCAACAGAACTACCACTAGGGCTGGAGTTCGTTATGCGTCATGAAATGCCCCAAATTCACTAAGTATATTTTTAACAAGGAACCGAGGATGATTCAAGTAACGAAAAGAGATGGACGCCGTGAGCCATTAGATATTGAAAAACTACATAAAGTTGTTTTTTATGCCTGTGATAATATTACAGGAGTTAGCCCTAGCGAAGTAGAATTAAAAAGTCAAATTCAATTTTTTAACGGTATGACAACAAAAGAGATTCAAGAAACTCTAATTAAAGCAGCAGCTGATCTTATTTCGGAAGAAACTCCTAACTACCAGTATGTTGGTGGCAGACTTATCAATTATGCATTGCGTAAAGAAGTGTACGGATCTTATGACCCTTGCACAGTACGTGAATTAGTTGAAAAAAATATTAACAACGGTTTCTATGATACAGAACTACTTGACGACTACGACAACGACGAGTGGCATAAGATTAATAACTTTATAAAACATGATCGTGATACTGATTTAACTTATGTAGCAATGGAGCAACTAAGAGGCAAGTACCTTTGTCAGAATAGAGTTAGCGGTGAAATATTTGAAACACCTCAGATGTGTTATGTTCTTATTGCAGCAACATTATTTAAAAATTATCCAAAAGAGGAGAGACTACGATGGGTCAAAGAATATTATGACGCTATTAGTTTACACGATATTAGCCTACCTACGCCCGTTATGGCCGGCGTTCGTACGCCTCAGCGTCAGTTCAGTTCTTGCGTTCTTATTGAGTCTGACGATAGTTTGGCTAGTATCAACGCAACTAGTGCATCTATTGTCAACTATGTAAGCCAGAAGGCAGGCATTGGTATCGGCGGCGGAAACATCCGTGCAATTGGTTCTCAAATACGCAAAGGCGATGCTTATCATACAGGCATTATTCCTTTTTATAAGATGTTCCAAGCAGCAGTTAAATCATGTAGCCAAGGTGGTGTACGTGGCGGCGCAGCAACTATTTATTATCCAGTATGGCACTTAGAAGCAGAAGAAATGTTAGTGCTAAAAAACAACAAAGGCACAGAAGACAACCGTGTACGTCATATGGACTACGGTGTGCAGTTTAACAAATTAATGTATGAAAGACTTATACAGGGCGGTGATATAACTCTTTTCTCGCCTAGCGATGTACCAGGATTGTATGATAGTTTCTTTGCTGATCAAGATTTGTTTAGACAACTGTATGAAACAGCAGAACGTAATACAAAAATACGCAAAAAAGTAGTAAAAGCAATTGACTTGTTTAGTTCATTTATGGAAGAGCGTAAGAACACAGGCCGCATTTATTTACAGAACGTAGACAATGCAAACGAGCATGGTTCATTCCTTCCTGAGGTTGCACCCATTCGTCAGTCAAACTTGTGTGCAGAAATTGACTTACCTACAAAGCCACTTAACGATTTAAACGACCCAGAAGGTGAAATTAGTCTATGTACACTTAGCGCAATTAACTGGGGCAACATCAAAGATCCAGGTGATTTTGAAAAGGTGTGTCGTCTAGCAGTGCGTGGACTTGATGCACTGCTGAGCTATCAAAACTATCCTATTCTAGCAGCGCAGTTATCTACAGAGAAGCGCCGTCCTTTAGGCGTTGGCATTATTAATTTTGCATACTGGTTAGCAAAGCATGATATGAACTATCAGAATATTGACACAGCAGGATTAGAGATGATAGACGAATATGCCGAAGCATGGAGTTACTACCTAATTAAAGCAAGTGCAGACCTAGCAGCAGAATTTGGCGCTCCGAGCGGCAACATGGAAACAAAATACGGACATGGTATTACACCTAACCAAACATACAAGAAAGATGTTGACGAACTAGTTCCACATGTAGAACGTATGGATTGGAAAGGACTACGTGAGCAACTAAAAGCAACAGGCATCCGTAACTCAACACTAATGGCACTAATGCCAAGTGAGACATCAGCACAGATTGCTAATGCAACAAATGGCATTGAGCCTCCACGCAGTTTAATTAGTGTGAAGCAGTCAAAGCACGGTGTACTTAAACAGGTTGTACCAGAGTATAAGCGTCTTAAAAACAAGTATGATCTACTATGGGATCAAGAGTCACCAGAAGGTTACTTAAAGATTATGGCAGTGTTACAAAAGTATATCGATCAAGGTATCAGTGTAAACACAAGTTACAATCCAGTACACTACGGAGACGAAAAGATTCCACTTAGTACTATGCTACAGCATCTACTTATGTTTTATAAATACGGTGGTAAGCAACTGTACTATTTCAATACATTTGACGGACAAGGCGAACTTGATGTGAACAAACTTATGGAGCAAGAACTTGCACCTAGTGAAGTTGACGAAGAAGATTGCGAAGGCTGCACAATTTAATTGACAAATAGATATAATACTGTTATACTTACATACACATAGAGAAGGATGAACATGAGCGTATTTGACACTAGCAACCGTGCCGATCATACACAAGTTACGGCATTCTTGGATCCAACAGGTGGTCCAACAATCCAGCGTTATGACACACTAAAGTATAAAACTTTTGATAGTCTAACTGATAAGCAGTTAGGGTTCTTCTGGCGTCCAGAAGAGATTGATATCTATAAAGATGCAAAAGACTTTAAGAGTTTGACAGAACACGAGCGTCATATCTTTACAGCAAATCTAAAGCGTCAGATCTTGCTAGACTCAGTACAAGGCAGAGCACCAGTAGAAGCATTTGCTCCTATTGTGAGCTTACCAGAGATTGAGAACTGGATTCAAACATGGACATTCTCAGAGACTATTCATAGCCGTTCGTACACACATATTATTCGTAATGTTTACAGCAATCCAAGCAAAGTATTTGATGAGTTAATGGACATACAAGAGATTGTTGATTGCGCAGGTGATATTTCAAAGTATTACGATAACTTGATTGAGATGAGCATGTGGTACAACTTGTTAGGTGAAGGTACACATCAAGTTACAAGCAATCGAGAAGCACGTAATGTAACCGTAAACTTGTACGAGCTAAAGAAATTGCTATGGCTTACACTAATGAGCGTAAACATCTTAGAAGGTGTTCGCTTCTATGTAAGCTTTGCATGTAGTTGGGCATTTGCCGAACTAAAGAAGATGGAAGGTAATGCTAAGATTATTAAATTAATTGCCCGCGATGAAAACTTACATCTTGCATCTACACAGATGCTACTAAAGATTCTTAAAACAGATGATCCAGACTTTGCAAAGATTGCAGAAGAAACAGAACAAGAATGTATTCAAATGTTTGTTGATGCTGTTGATCAAGAAAAAGCATGGGCTGACTATTTGTTTAAAGATGGTTCAATGATTGGACTAAACACAGAACTATTAAGTGATTATATTGAATGGATTTGTGCCCGTAGAATGTCAAATGTAAACTTAAAATCACCATACAAAGTGCCACAATCTAATCCGTTGCCGTGGACACAAAAATGGATTTCAGGTGCTGATGTACAGGTTGCTCCTCAAGAAACAGAGATAACTAGTTATGTAATCGGCGGCACGAAACAGGATGTGTCGAACGACACATTTAAAGGATTTTCATTATGATACAAATTTGGGGTAAACCAGCATGTCCATCATGCACAAAAGCAAAAATGTTATGCGAAAAATACAATTACCAGTTTGAATATTTAGAACTAGGTAAAGACTTTACACGAGAAGCAGTGCTTGCAGAATTTCCAGAAGCAAGAACGTTTCCACAAATTGTAGTAAGTGGCAATAAAGTTGGCGGCTACGAACAATTTGTACAATATATCGAAAACACAGGCTATACAGGAACAGGATACACATTATGATAATCGAAGCACCTTATAAGGTAAACGATACAGTGACACTAAAAACAACGGGCGGCGACGAAATTGTTGCCCGTTTTGTTGAAGAAGATAATAACACAGTGACAGTATCAAAGCCGTTGGCACTGATAGCATCACAACAAGGAATGGGCCTTGCGCCCTTCGCATTTACTATTGCACAAGATGCTAAACTAGCATTAAACAAAAGTGCAATAGTATTTGTGCATAAAACTGAGAGTGAAATGGCAAAACAATATGTCGAAAGCACATCAGGATTAAAACTATAGGTTGACAAACTTAACTTTATAACGTATAATATAACTAGCTCGATAGAAGGAGAATAGCTATGGGTGATTTAACACAACACGAACAAATTGTTCAAGCTTTTAACGCATATTTAAAAGAACATGAATCATGGGAAACAAAGAACGTAAAAGCAGCAGCAACTCGTGCTCGTTCAGCACTTGGTGACCTTGGCAAACTTACAAAAGAACGCCGCAAAGAAATCCAAGAACGCAAGAACAATATGTAAATGACAACAGATGCAGTAGAATACTTAAAAAGCATTGCTGATCGGACTATTGCTTATGACAGTGTCCGTGAATATGTGCTATCGTATGCTGCCGACCACGAGGCGTGGGAGGAAGAATGTTTACTCTCGCTCCTCGTGGTTGCATTTATTTGGGAAGCAAAACATAGGAACGAAACGCTAACCGAAGACAAATTAAATTTATTGTTAGGTGTAGATGAAGATGAACATTTTACACTTGATGACTTAGACTGCCAACAAGAAGTAACTTTATCAGAAGATCGAACTGACCTTGATTTAGACGAATTACTAGATTTAACTTTATTCGAATATCTCAAGCATAATGAAGAAGACGACAACGAAGACAACGATAACAATCTAATTCAATGAGGTAGAAATGAAACGACTTGTACTTGCTATTTTAGCAGCAACTCAAATCAGCGCAACTACAGTAACAGGCGAAACTTTTTTTAACGAAAAACAAAGACCACAACTTTATTGTTTGGCACAAAATATTTACTATGAAACTCGCGGCTCGAGTAGAGCAGACCAAGCAGCCGTAGCAGACGTAGTGCTAAACAGAGTTGCTGATCACAGATATCCTAACACAATATGCGGTGTAGTACGTCAAGGCAAAAAACATGCAGACGGCTCAATGATACGTAATAAATGCCAGTTCTCTTGGTATTGTGATGGAAAAAGTGATTGGCCTACTGACCAAGATGCTTGGAACAATGCTAAATCATTAGCGTTTAATATGACAGTGTTCGGAGACTTTGCTGGTATTACAGAAGGTGCTACACATTATCATGCAGATTATGTGAACCCTAGATGGGCAAGACATTTTACTCTTACTGGTACTATCGGTAGACATAAGTTTTACAGATGGGAACGTAATGTCCAAAAGTAATCCTTCAGACAATAGACACAAAGAAATCTTTGATTCTATTGTCAAAAAAATTGAAGAATGGCCGCAATTGAAGCATCATGAACATAATCATGTTGCTTACAATAAATTGCAAAGATTTAAAAAGAATCACAAGCGAAAAACAAAAATAATCAAGGACAAAAATAATGAATAATGATCACAAAGTATATGAAGATCAAAATGTCAAAGGCGAAGCAATTTGGAAAGTAAAGACAGGCGGCAAGCGTGGAGATGTTGTTACAATCTGTCGTACACCAGAAGCAGCAGAGGATATAGCTGCTAAACTAAACAACGATCCGTGGCACTTAGATAGAGGTTATACAAGGGCTGACAGAATTAAAGCATGGAATGCTTATCATAATACATAAATATCTTTATGGAAGATTATGAAGCAGAGACTATAGTACAAAAAACGCAAGCAGTGCGTAAAAAGATTAGGGAATTCTATGCAGAATTTCCTCACTACAACCCTGCGCAGGTATCAGCAGGCAACGTAAGTGGTGTAGCAACTAACAGAGTCATTACTAAACGAGTAATGGATAAGTGGCGTGATCCTGAAGCAAAAGAACTAGCAGATGATATAAAATCAAGTCTTGATTTAAAAACAAAACTTCTTAAGAAACAGATATGAAGACCATATTCATACATGGCGCAACTGCCAGTGAAAGAAGTTTTGCTTACATACAACAAAAAATCAAAATAAAAAACCCTATTTTTTTAAACTACGAAAAAGAAGATAAGGCTATTGTAAATCTAGAGAATATGTGCAACACTCTAGATAAAAAAGATACATATGTTATTGTAGCACATAGCCTCGGCGGAGTATATGCAACTTATTTACAAGAACGTTTTAACATAAACGGTGTTGTAAGTTTGGCAACACCGTTTAATGGAAGTGAGATTGCTACATGGGGATCAATGTTAAATCCTACATATCAGTTATTTAGAGATATTAAACCTTCAAGTGACTTTATTCGATACAGTAGACTTATACCTATCACAATACCTTGGATGCAGATAGTAACAACTACAGGTGATGTTCCGTGGCTTGCTGGAAAGAATGACGGCATAGTTACTAAACAATCAATGATGTGTAGAAACGATATTGAATATGATTATATTGATCGTAATCATTATGAAGTAGTTCTATCTAAAAGAGTGGTTGACATCATCAAAAAAAGGCTGTATAAATAAACTGTTAGCGTTGAAGCAACGTGGACACATACTGGACTGCGGGGCGGTACCGCACTGCTCCACCATAAGCACATTTAGACAAGTGTGTTTTTTATGGGGCAGAAATAGGATCGACAGGTGTGAAAATGAAGTGGAGTTAATCGTGCGCAAGCTACGTAACGCAAGAAAAATGATAATTGCAAATGACAATTTCAAACCTGAACTTTCTTTTGACTTCGACGGAGTCTTAGAAGCAGCCTAAGGGCAGTTCGCGGTTACGGAGGCCCCGGGCAACAGAATGCCTCCAACTAAGGAATAATATGAATTGGATTGAAATAGATAAATTTTTAGTTGGTTTAATTAGAGCTGCTAAAACAGAAGAACAACTCTATAAAGATGCAATGAAAAAATTTAATTGGACTAGGAAACAAGCAGAAGATGCAATCAAACCTATGATTAAAAGAGGTGTTGCAAAATAGCCATATAAAGTAACTTTATTATGCAGTTGCAGCATTTATTACTCTATTTGGTTGCTCATACTAAACATAGGTTGTATAATTACAATGTAGAAAGGACAAGTTCGACGCTTGTCCTTTCGTAATACACATAACAAATAAAAAGGAAATATATTATGCGTAACGTATTTATGACTGCATTAGCAGCATTTACATTTGCTGGCGCAGTGTCAGCAGCGGATCTAAACGGTTCTATCAAAATGGAAGTCACTGAAAATGCAGCAGGTGATGTAGTTAACACAACTACACTAGGCCTAGGTCTAGCAAGAACTGGTGTTGCATTTGGTAACATTGGCTTAGAAATTAATGACAGTTCAACACTAGTAGTTGACGAGTATGCTTTAGGTGTACAAGTCGGCGGAGCAACTGTATCAGTTGGTGATCAAGGTGACTTGTTCCCAGGTGGCGGACTAGAAATAGTAGGCGATGACACACTAGCAGATCCAGCAGACCACGATAGCGTAATGGCGTCATGGGGCGGAGCAAGTGTAATGATTGGTGTACTAGATATGTCAACAGATGCAACTGATATTGAAAACATTCAGTTTTCATACGGCACAGAATTAGGCGCTGGTCTAAGTGTAACAGGTGTTGTAGACATGAACGAAACAACAGATGTAAACACATACGCAGCTGAACTAGGTGCAGACTTAGGTGTAGCATCAGCAAACACAATTATTACATATGCAGACGAGCACATGGCATATGAGTTGTCATTAAGCACAATGGGTATAACAGGTTTCATCAACGGTGACGAAGATGATATGGCTGAAAACATTGGCTTAGGTTACTCACGTGAAGTAGCAGGTGGCTTAACATTATATGCAGAAGGTGCATATGATCTAGAAGCAGAAGACGACACAATTGGTGTAGGCGCTTCATTCAACTTCTAAACAATACACATTTTTAAACTAAAAGGTCTACTTCGGTAGGCCTTTTTTTATGGGCATTTAACTAAATAGTTTAATGAGGTAGTAGAATGAATATGAAATTTGGAATAGGTGTAGTTGTTGCAATCGTTATGCAGGTAAGCGCATTTGTATGGTGGACTGCACAACAAGCACAAACAATAGAAACACTTAAAGGACAAGTAAGCGAACTCACAAGCAAGATGGCAGTGGAAGATGAGGTCAACATGGCTCGTGACATAAGTGATATGAAGGCTAAACTTAAAGAACACGAACAATGGATATCTGAAAACTATGCAGACATCGAAGATTTGATTGACTTTGCAGAGTTTACAGAAAACAAATGGGCAGGAGCATATGACGAAGATCCGGGGTACGATAGAATCTTCGGAAAGAAACCAGCACCAGCAAACTAATACATAAGGGAGAGGGCAATGTACGAATATGGTTGCAAAATAATTAAAGTCGTTGACGGTGATACTGTTGACATAGATATTGATTTAGGATTTGGAGTTTGGCTTTTTGGAGAAAGAGTAAGGCTTTATGGTATTGATACACCGGAATCAAGAACAAGCGACAAAGTAGAAAAAATATTCGGTAATCTTGCAAAAGAATATGTTCAGGCAGCTTTGCCAGTCGGTAGTAGACAAGTGTTGATGACACACAAATACGATGCAAAAGGTAAATTCGGACGTGTTCTTGGCGATTTTAAATTTAGAGAACATACTACATTATGTGATGCACTCGTAGAAGCAAAACATGCTGTTCCTTACAATGCACAAAATAAAAATGCAGTTAAAGATGCTCACTTAGAAAATAGAAGTATTCTAATGGAAGCAGGCGTAGTTACTGCCGAAATGATCACAAAAGCAACAACCTAGTCGATAGGTAGAAACAAACGGACTGCTTTCGCTAAATACTTTATGGGAGACCGTAATGGACATAATATGGATAATGCTGGCTAGTATGCTGGTATCAGCCGAATACCCCAACCAACAATATCACGCTTTTACAGGAGTAGGCGCAGAATTCTCATCATATAATGAATGTATGGAATATTTGTATGATCCTAAAAACACACCGGCGATTATAGGAACTTTAACTTATAATTATGGCGAAAGAAAGATACACAATGTAATTTGTGTCGATTCTAACACAGTATACCAAAGGAAAAGTGATCCTAAACTTAAGATAGGTGGAGGACCGGGCATACCGGTATAATTGGTTGACAGTAAACTAAATTAATGTTAATATGTAAGTGTTAGCAGAAATTAGGATATGATATGTCGATGCATTTATGCGGTCCTTATATGACCACAACTAAGTATAATCGCAAACAAAAGCAATCAAAAAGTAAAAGGCTTGCAAAAGCACAAGCCGAGCACGAAGCCTATCTTAAAAAGTTAGGAGTTAAAGGCTCTGCAAAAGAAGTACGCTCAGAGATACCTGACTACAGTACAGGTCCTAGAGTAACTAGCGATAAGGTTGGTAATGGACATGCTAAAAAACGCAACGTATATTCAGGTGAGCGTCAATTAATTGGTGTGGCTACTATGCACAAGTCTAACATGGTTCCTATCTTTGCAGATAGAAAAGAGGACGCTAAAGACATTGCTGAAATGCGTCGAAACTAAGTTAATTCTGAAAATTATACCGATAAATACTTCACGATGTTTATAGGTATTTTAGTTTTAGTCACTGCTCTTGCAATCAGCGCCGTGGCAATATATTATAGTGTAGTTGGATTAGTTGCAATTTTTGCCGCAGCAGCAGTCCCGATAATGATTATGGGCGGCACTTTAGAGATAGCTAAACTTGTTACAGCAGTTTGGTTACACAAGTACTGGCATCAAGCCAAATGGTGGTTAAAATACTATCTAGTTGGAGCTGTAGTTGTTCTTATGTTTATTACAAGCATGGGTATCTTTGGTTTCTTATCGAAGGCACATATTGAACAAACATCAGCAGCAAACGAAGGTGTTGCTCAAATAGAGCGTATAGACGATGAGTTAACACGACAGTCTGCAATAATCAAAAGATCTGAAGAACGTATTGTTGAAGCTGAAGCAAGTATAGGACAAGGCAACGATGCGATACAAGCACAAATTGACAAAGAACAAGCACGTATTGACACAGCATATGATCGTATCCAACCTGGTATTGCAGAACAAAATGCTATCGTTACAGCGCAACTAAACAGCCTTGAAGATAGAGTTAAAGTATACGAAAATGAGATAAAAAGCCTAGACAGCGATTTAGAACGATTGCAGGGTGTTGTAATAGACTATAGAGACGAACTATCAAAAACCAATGTTGCTAGTATTGAAGAACAAGTAGACCCGTATAACAAACAAATAGAACAATTAGATGCAGACCTAGCACGTATTAATACACAGGCAAACGAATACGAAGCACGTATATCGGAGTTGAATATTGATACAAGTGCAGTATCAGCATTAGAAGAACAGATCAGAACTATAGAAGATAATATAGTTCTAACAACTAATAAACTACAAAGCCGTGAACGTGACAAGATCAAAGAAGGTCAAGCAGTGATCGGTGTTACAAGCGACGGCTTGTTTGGCGGCAACACACAACGAGCACTTACAGCATGGGTTACAGCACAGCAAGAGCGCATTTCTACACTACAGGATCAAGCAGTACAGTTACGCACACAAGCACAGTCAGCACTTGACAACGAAAGAACACGCCTAACAAATCTAGTAACAGATTTGCGTGGCTTACAGACAGAGACAGCACAACAGAGAAAGCAATCGTTACTTGATGCGATTGATAGTATTAGAGCTGGTGCTATTAATGAAAACAAAACAGCAAGAGCAGACATACAATTAAAGATTGATACAATCTTGAACACAGATATTCCTTCTAACAGGGAGGCTAGAACTACAGCACAAGAAGCCATTACGGCCCTTCGTCAAGCAGATGATCCTAGAATCAACGCTGCAAGACAAGCGATCAAAGATTTACGTGCAAGTGCTGATGCACAGATCGCTGCTAGTAACACGTTAATACAACGACTAAGAGATAATCTAACAGTAGGCAAAGATGCTGACGTAGAAAAATTAGTCGCCGCACAACAGGATAAGATTGTTACAGCAAACAACACAATAGATACATTAACAGAGGAAAAGTATGCTCTACAAGCAGAATACAGAAAACTTGAAGCAGAAGTAGGTCCTGTTAAATATCTAGCAGAATTTATTTATGGCGAAACAGCAAATGAAAACATATTAGAAGAAGCAGTAAGATGGGTAATATTAATTATTATATTTGTGTTCGATCCTTTAGCAGTTCTATTATTAATAGCAAGCCAAGCAACATTTGAAATTTATAATAAAAACAGAGAATTAAAAAAAAGAAATGATTATGAAAGAGCGCGAGCACAAAGGATTGCTAATAATCCAGGATTTACAGTAGAGGGCATAAATGACAAATCAATTGAATCAGAAAGAACCACCGAAGATGGAACTCAGTCCGGAGATGTTGTTGAAGAGATTACTAGGGAACATGCCTCTAGAACCGACGATAATGGAAGAGACTCTTCCACACCAATGGAAAGAGACCACGAACGATTAGAAGAATTAAAATCACAACTGTTGGATAATGAAATTACTTCGCCAGATGAAAAAATGAAAATACTTTTAAAAGGCGAAACGTTTGAAGATGTAGATGATCAGTTCTTAGTAGAAGATGACGAGCCAGAACCAACACCGAAACTAGAAGTTAAAAAAGAACTTACAGTAGAAGAAAAAGCAAAACGTAATAAAAAGTATTTAGAATCATTAGGTGAAGACAACACCTATACAAAAGATACTACAGCGTGGAAGAAAGATAATCCACATGAGACACTGAAACTATACAAAGCAGCATATATAGAAGGTAAGATAGATAAACTTCCGTGGGAAGGTTATATACAAAACCAAGAACAATCAGAAGAATCATTGTTCAATAAGCTGAGTAAGAAAAGTGAACGTAAAGATTAATTTAATTACATATCCGGATAAACTACATAATAACGCTGATAGTGTCTTATTAGTTTCTCCTAGTCAACCAGTGATGGCTGACTTCCAAAGCACTATACTTGCAAATGTACAAGATGATTTAAATGTCTATGCGTATGAGTCAGGTGAACCAGTGGACTGGTTACTTGATGTTGCTGCAATAGTTGACATGATTATAATAGATATTGATAATGTTGATTTACCTGAACGTAATCTTTTATCATTTCTAATAGCAAAATCTAAGACTTATTGGTTGACAAATGTACAGGACGTAGTGTATAATTATATAAGTAAACAAAGAATCTATGACTTTAAAACAATTGATAAAATAGGAGGCACTATTGTCGAAGCATCAATCGAAGAGTAATAATAATCCAAGGTACAATAAGGATGAAGTCGGTTTACCCGGATCAAAAGTTGAAGTACGCAACAATGACATTACCAAAGCAATGCGTAAGTTCAAAAGAAGAATTCAAGAAGACGGTATTCTGCAAGAATACAGAGAACGTCAACATTATGAAAAGCCAAGCCTTGTGCGTAAGAAAGCAAAAGCAGCAGCACGATCACGCTGGTTAAAGAAATTAGCAAAACTTAACTCAGATTAATAGGTGATACATGCGTCTTGAAGAAGACATGAAGTACGACTATAAAGACGTTCTCATACGTCCTAAGCGCAGCACATTGGGTAGCCGCAAAGAAGTAGACCTTAATAGAGGATTTACATTCCGTAATTACACAGCACCAATGGTCGCAGAACCAACTGCCGAACCTGGCTACCCTGCTATACCTAGACACTACCGCGGTATTCCTATCATGGCTGCTAACATGGATGGTGTTGGCACATTTGAAATGGCTGACACACTTGCTAAACAGGGTATGTTTACATGTCTTGTAAAAACATATAGTGTAGAAGAGCTTACAGAATACTTTGGCCCGGAATACCGCAAACAAAATGTAGCAATGAGTATCGGCATTACAGACGCAGATGCACAAAAGTTTCATCAAGTATATGCACAAGCAGGCGATCATATGAAGTTTGTGTGTATTGATGTAGCAAACGGTTACTCAGAACGCTTTGCTAGTTTTGTAAAGAAATTTAGAAATGATTATCCAAACGTAGTAATTATTGCAGGTAACGTAGTTACAGGCGAAATGACAGAGGAGTTGATTTTAAGTGGCGCTGATATTGTTAAAGTTGGTATTGGTCCTGGTAGCGTATGCACTACTAGGATACAGACTGGAGTGGGATATCCGCAACTTAGTGCGGTTATCGAATGTGCAGACGCAGCACATGGATTGGGTGGCCATATCATTGCTGATGGTGGTTGTACTTGTCCTGGTGATGTTGCTAAAGCCTTTGCTGCCGGTGCTGACTTTGTAATGCTAGGCGGTATGTTTGCAGGACACGATGAAGGCGGCGGCGAAGTAATAACAAAGATGTTTAAGACAGATGAACTAATGAAAGACGGTCTTAACTATCTAGTAAAAGAAAAACAGTTTGTGCAGTTCTACGGTATGAGTAGTGACGCAGCAAACACAAAGCATTTCGGAGGATTGAAAGATTATCGTTCTTCCGAAGGCAGAGAGGTCTTAGTTCCTTACAGAGGCTCTGTGGGTATAACCGTGCAAGATTTACTCGGAGGACTAAGATCTACCTGCACATATGCTGGAGCACAAAGGCTCAAGCATTTAAGTCGTTGTACAACATTTGTTCGTTGTACTCAACAATTTAACGCTGTTTATGCGTAAGTTGATAAATAAACTTGGACGCCATAATGGGTCCATACATAATTCTTGCTTGATAAAGGAGAAATAACATGACAAGACTTACAACCCTAGACCTACCACATTTTCACAGAGCAACTATTGGCTTTGATCGACTATTTAATGATATGGAAAGAAGATTCCAAAATAGTCCAAATGCAACAGGTTACCCACCATACAACATAGCACAGATTAACGAAGATGAATACATGATTAGTATCGCTGTCGCTGGCTTTGGTATGGATAACCTAGATATTACGAAAGATGGTAACACATTGCGTATTGAAGGTACAGCTCCTAAAGGTGATGAAAACGTCAACTACTTACACAAAGGTATTGGCGGACGTAATTTCCGCAGAGAATTTACACTTGCAGATCACGTAGAAGTTGAAGGTGCAATGTTAGAACTTGGTATGCTAAATGTTCATTTAAAACATGAAGTACCCGAAGAACTACAGCCAAAAAAGATCAGCATTAAAACTGTTGATCAGTATTAAAAAGTAATTAACTTTAAAATACAGGGGAGTACAATCTCCCCTGTTTATCGGAGTAATAAATAAGTATTGGAGTAATAAATGAGTACAGCTATTGACACAGATGTAAATATCGATGAAAAAATTGATAATAAAATAAGATTACCAAGTAAATATAATGTTATCATGCTTAACGATAACGAAACTCCTATTGACTGGGTATTAAGTATACTTAAAGAAATCTATAAGCATTCTGATACAGGATCAGAGACATTAACTATGAAAATACATAACGAAGGATCTGCTGTTGTAGGCACATATGATTATGAAATTGCCGAACAGAAAGCACTTGAAACTACAAAACTAAGTAGAGACCAAGGATTTCCGTTGTCAGTAAGATTAGAAGAAGAAATATGACCGTAGGTGGAATAATTCTCTGTGCAACATTTTGGATCTATTGTGCAGGTATGATTGCGTATGCAGAATATGCAACACGTAAAGCAAATGATCCATTTGGAAATTCAGGAACAAGACTATGAGCATGATATGGGAGAAGTTAATTGACTGCCAAGAAAAGATTATCGAAAAATTCGAATACCACCTTGAAGAGTATGACGAAGACGGACTCGGAGACTATAACCAACCTGAGAATGGTTGGGTTAACAGGACTTGGAATAGCGACCATATTCGTCGTGCTCACATTGATGTTGTAGATGCACGTGAGCAACGTGGCTTATGGATGATGCATGTTTGTGTGTTCCCGCAACTACACAACGATGCACCAATATATGGTTTTGATGTTATTGCAGGCGCAACTAAGATGACAGGTGCATTCCACGATTATAGTCGCAGTGTTAATCCTAATCATCCTATGATGGAAGGTTATGCAGAAAGTGTAAAAGACTTTATTCCTAAAAAGAAACGTGAACTGCCTGAATGGGCTCGCAATATCTTTAGTGGTAATATGTTAGCAGCAGGCAATGTAAAGACTGAAGAAGAAGCAGCAGAGATTATTCGACTAGCACTTGACAACTTAGATGCATACCTATGGGAAGTAAAAGATTTTAATCACACAGCAGATGAAATAGAGTGTGCAGTAGCACAAAACTATTACTGTGAAAACCAGCAACAGAATCCACATACGCCTCGTACTATGAAAAGCCTAGGACTACCAGAAGCTGAAGTAGACAAATTCTGCAAGGACATGCTGTTCCCTAAAATAGCATAAATACTAAAAAGAATTTAGGAACTTATCAATGCGTTATCGTGACTTTAAATTAGTAGAATCAAAAAAAATTATTAATGAAGAGGGTATTAGCAGAGGCAATCTATTAAAGTATGGCGGCAAATACCTTGACATGCTAATTAACATGATTGCAACTGGTAAAGATGTAGAACTCGAAGGTCCTGCAAAAAAGAAGTATGGTAAAACTATAAAATTTGATCCTGCAGAAGCAAAACGCTTATCGCAATTATTCTATGGACAAGATGCTCCAGTTGAAGAAAAAGAAAATGTAAATGTAGATGATCGCGGCTATTTAATACCAGTAGGTGATGTTCCTAAGAGTGTTTCAGTTAAAGTACAAGGGTCAGACAATTATATTCCAACTGGGCAAATTTTTAAAACTCCAGAAATGAAAGGTCAAAAAAAGCCATTCAACACAGGTGATGTGGGCGAAGCATTTCTTGGCGCAGCATGTACTGCAAAGTTTGAAAAACTTGGTGAAGAAATTACTGAAAACGATGTTCTTGATGTGTTAAAACGATTAACTGTAACAGAAGAAGGTAAAAATAAAAGAGGACTGCTAACTTCTAAAGTTTCTAACGATACTTTAAAATATGTTCTTGTGTTAAATCAAACAAGTTTTGGCGCATTAGATAGATCAGTTAGAGAAGGCAAACTTCCACCTGAAATGATTGGATTAAATAGATCTGCTGTTAAGTGGGCAAACGGTAGCCAAGCAGTAAAACAAGCAGTCGAAGTTGCTGTGAATGATCCTGAAACCAATATTATTACTGTTAATTCAGACGGTGTATCAGATCAGAAAGGTACAAAAGCAGATTTATTTTTAACAATTGATGACAGTACTATTAACTTGCTTAGTGCAAAAGCAGGTGATGTTAAACAGTTTGGACAAGTTCCAGGTAACTCTTACGACAAGATTCAAACATTCTTCAAGAGTATATTTGGTGTAGACGTTAAAGATTCATATATTGATGAAATGAATGGCAGTGATGCACAGCACAATTATCCTATCTTTAAGAAAATTTATGCTGATGTTGCTGATGAACTAGAAAACGAATTAAAAGGTAACACAGTTAACGAAGTAAAGTTTGTTGAAAGATTGTATAACGGTATTTCATACCATGCGTCTTTAAATGACCCTAAAGTAAGTATGGTAATTTTAAAGGCTACACCTAACAGTCCAGGTTTTACAGAACTAAGTTTTGGTCCTGAACTAAAAGAAGCAATGGATCAGTTTGATCTGCAAGTAAATTATCAAG